CACATGTCCTTGTAACGGAATAGATAGAACACAGTTTCGATACATAAGAGTATCAACATGTACTGGGACTTTTTCATTAGCACGAATGAATGTTAGACCTGCAGTAAGACACGCGGTGTCACCTTCGCAATAACGCCACATCAAATCCATAGCCAGCTTTCGGTGTTCAAGTTTCCAAAAATTGTATACCGACAATCTTACTAGATAATCGCCGTCAGTTCTATCACCAAGTTCAGATTTATTTTGAGCATAGAAATCAGATGCTGCCTGTTTTAATTCAGGATCATCAACGTAGTCTTCGATATGTGCAACATCAGAAGAACCACCTCTAACGTAATTCTCTGATTGTTTTACTTCATGAAATATATTTAGAAGTTCAATTTTTTCTTCTGTGTGCAGAAGATCTGCAACAGGCCACAAGTAATTGAATTTCACGTTTACCTCACTATGGTTTTTTACCTATGTTATATTTAGTAACAAGGTCCCATTCATCTTTATCTTTATATGAGATGATTTTAATTTGACTCATCTCTGCCACATTTTCATGTAACGCTGGCTGTAAAATTTCTAACAGCCCCCAATCTGAAAGTAACTTAGCAATTATATTTCTTCGCATCAAATCCTCATCATCAATATTCGCTAACTTACCATCTAAAGCAAAAAGTTCTTTGAAGTGTGTGATGAAGTATTGCCCTCGCTTGTGCAAGATATGACAAGATTGATACAAAATTTTCTCTTTACGAGAGACAACACCGATACGAGATAAAGTTTCTCTGATCTTTAAAAAGTCATCGGGTTCAGCGAGTTTGATTTCCAATGGAGCATAGCCAGGATAATCAATGTTAAAAAATTCACTCATTATTTTATTCCTATTGATACATAATGTTTCGTACCAATATTTATAAAAAAGAGTATTTAACGCCCCCCTTTGTTCAACCTCTGCTTGATAACCTCGATATTTTTGTCAGTCAATATGCGTAATGCATCAGCCGCTTTAGTATTGCTGTAGCCATAATACTCTTTTAAGATATCAATCAACTCTTCCTTTTCAGGCTTCATCCATTTGTTATATCTTTTCTTAGGGCGAACAACATTCAAAAGAAAATCATATTGTAGTTTTTTGTCAAGATGCGGACGAGAGTTCATTTCATTCGCAGCAATCACCGTGTCAGGGCCATAGCTCATAGCCTTATTGACGATGAAAGGATTGTATTGCCTTTCACTCCAATCATCGACGATAAGATTTTCTTTGCTATGATTAATCGTGTTCGCAAAATCGAAAGGACTAATTGCCTTTTTCTTTTCCTTGAAAGACTCCTCGTCGTACTGCTCGGTAGGCTTACCTAACTCTTCAAGATAGCTCGACATTCGCCATGATCTCCGTTAGACAAGCAGTAAGATTGATCTCTTGGTCAGCACAAAACGCAGCCTTATACTGATAGTCAGCAATGATTAGCACTAACTGCGGGACTTGCTTGACCTTAGGAATCAGAGTATCATATACCTTACGATACACTGACTGCGGGTCAGAGTCTACACTATTAGCGACCCACTGTCGCATCTTCTTGAAGTCCTTGTCTCTAAGGGCGTCTACGAGAGCCTTAGTGCTAAGTTCTGCTAGATTACTCAGTACACCCTCGTCAATCACACCACCAGCACCATAGCGTTGTAGCTCGTTCAGAACCCTACGATAGTCAGGGAAATGCTTCATCAGCAGTTCAGCAAGAACCTTATCATTGTAATCTACCTTCTCTTTCTTGAGAATATCCATCATTCGTTTGTGAAACAGCCCAGCCATCTTTTTCTTCTGACCGTTCACAAGTTTGAATTCAACCACAGTAGTTCTACTGTGAAGAGGAGCAATGATTCGATTCTTGAAGTTACAAGTAAAGATAAACCTACAGTTCTTAGAAAACTCCTCGATGAATGCACGAAGAGCAGGCTGTGTAGAGTTCGGATTCAGATAATCAGCCTCGTCTAAGATGACAACCTTAGGCTTACCTTCAAATGAAACTGTACTAGCAAAGCCTTTGATCTTTGTCCTGAGAACATCGATGCCTGATTCTTCAGACCCGTTGATTACAATGTAATCGCAGCCGAGTTCATTGCAGAGAGCGCGGGCAACAGTAGTCTTACCTGTACCCGCTGTCCCGCAGAGAAGCATGTTAGGAATTTCTCCAGCCTCGATAAACTGCTTGAACACATCCTTCTGTGCATCAGGCAGGATACACTCATCAAGTGTACGAGGTCGATACTTCTCGACCCACAAAAATTCATCTGACATGTGTTCACCTCTCATAATATAAAGTACTAGTTTAACTCATTGTTGCTTTGGAGTCAATGCCATCAGTCAAGTTTAGGGTAAGTTGTCTACCCTTTGTGGTGCCTGCATCAAAAGCCTCACCTTTCAAATACTTCATGATATTCTGTGGTGAAGAAACGCCGTAAGGATCATCATCAACATTGTCCCCGTAGCCCGGCTCTACAAAAGCCTTTTCAACTTGCATGTTATCTAGAACCAAAGCATAACGCCAAGAGCGAATACCAAATCCTAGATTATCTTTCTTCACATCCATGTGCATGTAAGTAGTGAAGATAGCAGAACCATCAGGAATCACCTTTACATTCCGCAACCCCTGAGACTTAGCCCAAGCATTCATCACGAATGCATCGTTCACTGACATGCAATAGATTTCATCGATGCCTTGTTCCTGAAACTCTGAAAACATTTTCTCAAAATCAGGCAACTGGAATGTAGAACATGTAGGAGTGAATGCTCCAGGAAGTGCGAATAGGATTACTCGCTTCTCG